TTTATTATATTTGCGTGTCCGGCGACCATTGAGCTGAATGGTACTCCAGCTCTGGCTGCTATGTCATATGTTCTTCTTATGTCTGCGGCTGGGTATGGAAGTTGACTTCCGTCAGCCGAGAAGCTTTCCATTTCAGGACTCTCTAAAACCGACTCGAGATCGTCGATGGTCCCTCCTGCATCAATAAAGCTTTTGATTTGCTTTGAAGTTTCTTTGATATGCGGTGCCAGAAGATTGACTAGCACTTTAATAAAAGTTGCTCCCAGTGATTCGGTAGTGTTAGCGTCGTCTTCTGATTCAGATGACGACTCGTTGTGGTCGTTAGATAGCATACGCCTCCTTGTATAATTTGATTGTATTACGTCGCTCTCTCAAACGATCGGTCTTTCTTTGATTCGTCGATCTTCCGTCTCCCATTGGATCACGCATGCTTAGATCAATAGCTTTTCTCACTACTCGTTCTAGATGGTTCTCCATGTCGGACGACATCGATCGCGCTCCTTTAGGGTGATGGAGCCATTGGATAGTGTGCAGCTTAGATAATCCTGAAGCTGTGACTCCCGCTGATTCCAGAATTGCCTGAGATAGAGGTACGAATCTTCCTTCTGTATCCTGAATCTCCGACAAGTACGCACTGGCCGCGTTTAGTTCTTTGACTGCTTCGACAAAACTGGAACTAGTCACGTGCTTATTTAACGCGGACAACCCGTGTGTCCAGACGGGCGATTTCTCACCTACCAAGAACGGTTCCACAAGCGGCCACGCCGGTGATCTTTCAGCACCCTGCAGACGTGCGTATAAACGAAGCAAAGTCATGATCTTCACTTCCCTAACATGCATAGCATCATTATGGTCGGTAATGCCACGTGCGAATTCGCCACAGAGGGAATTTTGATAGGATCGAGATACAATAGGATGCCATTGGTATTTGCCCATCTCGTCTTTGAAGAATCTCTTCTTCAAGAACACCACTTCGTCTAACGTCGTGGCTACTAGGTTAAGATCTCCTAAGGCATCGAGGTAATCATCCTTTGAGAATTTGACATCAGTGGGTGGAAGTACGACAGTATCGTCACCCCACCACAAGAAGCCGAATCTCATGTTGATAAAACCATTTACTGTATCAGCATCAGACATGCCCGTTGCTTTCTGCATAGCATACAATGATGCCATCATATTAAGCACGCACCCGTCGGCAGACGTTGTTCTCGTCCCGCTGGATAATTGGCCCAGTTTGTCAGCCATAAAGCCAACTGAATGTAGACCCTTGACTGGACCTGTCATCACTGAACACTGAAGCTGCTCCCATAACATCTCCAACTCGCCTGGCGTAC